GGCAAAATCGCCAGAAGATCAGATTTTTGCTGAGGAAGATATTAATGAAGCACTTTATAGGGGAAATATAAGATTTGAAGAAGATTCAGAAAGTTGGTATATCAAATTTGATGACGGACACACTGAGTATATTAATATTTATATTGGTGTCGATCCCGCTTCAACTGTTAATAGTAGGAATGATTATAGTGTCATCATGGTTTTGGGAGTTACAGCAGAGTATGACTACTATGTTATTGAATATTGGCGTGAACGAGTCCTCCCAATGGAATGTGCTGATAAGATTTTTGAAATACTTAAAAGGTATCATCCAGTAAGAAGGGTGAATATTGAAACAATTGCCTATCAAGAGATGCTTAGAGACTATGTTCAAAAGCGTAGCAAAAAAGAAGGTCTTTTCGTTCCAGGCATTGAACAGGGAATTAAGGGATACAATCAAAAGAAGAAGGATAGACTGTTTGAAGGATTACAACCAATGTTTAAGGCTGGAGCTGTACATCTTAAAAAACAGCATCATGAGTTTATAGGTGAGCTTCTGGATTTTCCAAAAGGTTCACATGATGATACTATTGATGCTTTTTGGTTAGCAACGCAATATGCTAGGGGAAATCCTAAAGCAGGGAAGAAGAAAAAGAAGAAACAGGAAGATGGCACGTATTTAAAGGCTCGTAGGGCTTATAATTGGATTACAGGCAAGCGTGTCTAATTTGCATATAACACTAAATAATCAGTAAATTTAACATATGATTCCACAAGATAAAAGAGCAGAAGAGATAAAAGAGCGTTGGGATAGATGGTTTAATGCCCGTGCAGATTGGGATGTGCAGGCTAGAGAGGATATAGATTTCTATCTTGGCAATCATTTCACAGATGCTGAGGCAACAGAATTAGCAGAGAGAAATCAAATGGGATTACCCATTGATCGTCTCTATGCTGCTATTGAGCAGTTTAAGGCTATTATCACTTCAAAGCCTCCAAAATTTTCTGCCGTAGGCAGAGAGGATTCAGATAATAGATTAGCAAATGTTTGGAAAACAATCCTTGAATACATCTGGGATAACTCTGATGGTGATGAAGTGTTTAAACAAGTTATACATGATTTCTCTGTTGCAGGTCTAGGGTACTTTTATGGATATATAGACCCTGAAGACGATTATGGTCGAGGAGAAGTTAAGTTTACCTATGTTGATCCATTTCGAGTCGTTGTTGATCCTCATAGTAGAAATAAGTGGTTTGATGATGCATCGGGTATGCAATTGTCAACTATACTTACAAAAAACCAACTTCTTGATTCTTATCCTGTTTTATCCGAGTTAGATGAAAATGGTGATACTGTAATTGATAATATTGAAAGTTTAGGTATTTCAGATGAAGATTATCCTTCAGGTCAAAATAGGCGTGAAGGTGGATCATTTACTCCAGATATTGTGAAAGATTACGATTGGAGTTCACAAAGTGAAAAATATAGATTAATAGAAGATTTTAGAAAAGTTAAAGTACCATTTTTTAGAGTTATTGATATGCAGAGTGGTACAGAGAAAATTTTAGATAATAATGGCTTAGAGATGCTTTTAGCGGATAAAGGAACTGCTGAAGCGTTTGATAAAGGTCAATTTGATATTGTCCAAGTACAACAGACTAGAATTAAGGTTACATGTATTATAGGGCAAATTGTTTTATATGAAAAGGTACTGGATACAAATATATTCCCTTTAGTTCCTGTACCAAATATTTGGACTAACACTCCTTACCCGATGAGTGATGTTAGAAAAAACAAGGGATTTCAGAGGTTCTTGAACAAAGTAATGTCTTTAATTACATCGCATGCACAGGCATCGTCAGGCTTGAAGTTGCTTATACCCCAGGGGTCTGTACAAGATATAGAGGAACTGGAACGTGATTGGGCGAATCCCAATGCAACGATTGAATATGACGCTTCTTTTGGAGAACCTCACTTTCCCTCTCCACAACCACTCGCTGGATCAATATTACAGTTACCTCAAATGGTAGAACATTATATTGATCTTAATATTGGTATATTTGAAATGCAACAGGGAAATACTGAGTCAGCACCAAAAACATCGTCTGGGACAATGATGATGGAAGATTTTGGGCAAAGAAGGAGTAAAAGTAAATTAAGGGATGTAGAGGCAAGTTTAAAAAGACTTGGAAAGCTTATGTACCATTTAGCTAAGTCACATTATGATTTTAAGAAAACATTTAGAATAGTACAGCCAAATAATGATATTACAGAATATACGATCAATAAAAAACTCTATGATGATAAGACAGCGGAACTTCAAACAATTGAAAATAATTTAGCTGTTGGAAGCTTTGATATACGAGTTATTGGTAATTCTACTATGCCTTCTAATAAATGGGGTGAGTGGAATGTATATATGGAAGCATTCCAGGCTGGACTTATTGATAAGGTAGAAGCATTGAAGAAAACAGAAATATTTGATAAAGCAGGTGTTCTTGAAAGAACAGATATGGTTACAAAATTACAGCAGCAATTAGAAGCTGCTCAAGGAGAAATTAAGAAACTTAGTGGCGACTTACAAACAGCACATCGTGAAACAATACAATCACGTAAACAAGTTGAAGTTGCCAAGTTCCAAGGGAAACTTAAAGAACAAGAATATGATTCTAAGACCCATAACAAAGTTTCTATTGATAAATTATCTAATGCGGTTAAACTCGAATCTGAGAAATTACGTTTAGTGACAGAAGCAGAAAAGAAACGTAGTCAAGCTCGCCAGACCGAGAAATCGTAAAATAAAGGAGTAAACTATGTCAAGTAATAATGAAGACGTAATCGCTTCTGTTGTAGAGAGTCATGAAGATGGCCAACTCGATGCAGAAGTAGGGCAAGATGAAGGAACAAACAACGAAGAGAGTTCTACAACAGATTGGGAGGCTCAAGCTAAGTATCACCAATCTGAGAAGGATAAACTCTACGCTGAAAATCAACAGATTAAAGCAAAAGTTCAGGAGTTTTTGGACTCACGTAAAAGTGAACAACCAAGTGCTCCAGAGAAAATTGTTTTAAAGCCTGATGAATTTGACCCTTGGGAAGCCTACAATGACCCATCATCAGCATCTTATAAATTTAGGATGCAGGATATGCAGCAAGCTATAGATAGTGGCATTAACCAAGCAGTAGGTGGACTTAAAGCAGAGCAAGGAAGAACAAATCTTCGTTCTGAGTTAACCAATCATGGTTTAACAGCAGAAGAGCAGGATTCATTCTTTGACTTTGCTGATAAGCATCCATCTGAATATGGTTTGGAAAATGTAGTTAAAATGTGGCGTGCTGTGTCTCAAGACCCAAAAACACAAACAGAAAATCCATTAGATCAAATACGTCAAAATCAAGCTAATCCTACTTCGGCTGGTGTCCTTCAAGGACAACAACCTAAAAGAAAGTCTGCTGATGAACAGATGTATGACGATGTGATTAATGCTGGTGGATTTGGGAATAAACTACCTTAAATAAAAAGACCCTACTTGAAGGTCGCAAGACAGTTGATAGAGGGTAAATTGGAGTAAAATCATGGCAAATAGTGCAAATACCATACGTACTGGTTCTTTATCCAGTGCAGGTGCTGCAACTACTATTGCGAATGCCCATGCAACAGCACATGGTGTTGCTGGTGACCAGCGTAGATTATACGACTGGAGTGATAGAGTTGCTGAATTATCGCCAGATGAATCTCCATTTTTTGTTTATCTAAGTAAAGTTAGTAAAGTACCAACTTCCGATCCTGTATTTCGTTTCTTAGAGAATCGTTCTAAGATCGATTGGACAAGTAGGAATTTTACTGCTGATTCAGCTTTAGGTTCATTAGCTGCTGGCACAAGTGGTCAAGTAGCTTTTGATGATAGCGGTTCAGCTGTAGATTATCTTATTAAAGGAATGGTTATAGCAATTGAAGTTGTTGATGGCAAATCACATGCAATTGTTCGGTTGGACTCAGTTAGCAATGAAACAACACAGTCAACTTGTCAAGTTACTGTTTTAAGTCTTGGTAACTCAAGTGAGTCTGGCTATGATGCAATTGCTGATGGTGACAAAGCTCAGATTATTGGTACTGCTTTTGAAGAAGGGTCAGGTTCTCCTGATGTATGGTCAAAAAGTCTTGATGATGACTTTGGTTATACTCAAATCTTTAAAACAGCTGCTGAAATGACAAATACAGCTATCGCTACTAACTATCGTGGATATGCAAATGAATGGTCACGAATCTGGAATCTTAAACTAAGAGAACACAAAGTAGACATTGAAAGAGGAATGTTGTTTGGACAAAAAGGTCGCCAAGGTGGCGTTCAGTCCTCTGCTGGTCTTGCTGGTGATATTATAAATAGAGTTACAGCTGGAACTCCTGGGTCGCTTTCATATACCTCAGGAAGTCCATATTTTGGAGCTGCTGCTTCAACGGGCTTTACTTATGATACTTTCCTGTCTGACTTCGAGATATTCTTCGATCCTGCAAGGGGTGGAGGCAATAACAAGCTTGCACTAGCAGGTCTACCTGTGATTTCTTCTTTCAATAAAGTTGGCGGTGATGCTTTTGTAAATGCAACAATAGTTGCAGGTACAAGCACAGCAGTTAACGATGTTTCAAACCTTCGCTATAATTTAGAAAATAGAGAAGGTTCATTTGGTCACAAGATTATGCAGCTAAATACTGTTCATGGCGATCTTAGTATTGTTCGTGAACCTCTATTTCGTGGTATGACTGCTGGTTTCTTGTTACTTGCTGATATGAAACAGTTAGCTTATCGTCCACTTGTTGGAAATGGGTTAAATCGTGATACTCATATTATAACTAACGTACAACAAGCTGATGAAGACTTACGTAAAGACATGATCCTAACGGAAGCAGGTCTTGAAATAACGATTCCTGAAACACATGCTCTGTACTCAATGACTGATCTTAATTAAGGAGTTATATAAATGAGAAGTGATTATCTAAATGACAATAGTAGTCTATCCAATCAGTTCATGAATGTCAAGAAAATAACTGAAAGCTATACTTGTCTAGCAAGCGATAGTGGTTCATATATTCTTGTCAATCCTACAGCAACTACCACAGTTACATTGCCAACTATTTCGGAAGATTTAGTTGGATGGTATGTAAAAGTAATAATAGGTGAGGATGCTGTTGGTGCTGATGAAGGAATGGATCAAATTGTTAACATTGCTTTAACGAGCACTACTAACATTGGTATGATTCAAGAAGTAGATGGTACAGCTGGAGATCAAGCTGTTAATGGCGATGATTTTATCGTTAATACAGCAGCTGCTAATCCTGGTAATACTTTCGATATCTGGTGTGATGGATATAGATGGTATGTTCAAGGTGTGGTTGGTGATCTTACAGATGCTGCTTTCTCTACTGGTGCTGATACTATTGCATAATAACCTGAATAAATAAAGGTTAACAGTTTTGTTCACTGTAGGGGGAAACGTATAAAGGTTTCCCCCTAAAAGAACTCT